GGTTTTCTATAATCGGTATATGATTATTACAGATTGATAGAGCAAATGCTCTAAGGAGAACATCATGAAATCCTTCATCAGCAACAATCAAGAAAAGATTTTCATCTACTGCGGAATCGCTCTATTTTCTCTTCTCACGATCTTTTCGATCTACAGCTACCTCAAGGCCGCAGGATTCCACATCTAATGAGACCTTACCCGTATGTCAAGTGGGCTCTATTCGCCGCAGCAATCACGCTAGGACCTGTTGTTCTAGCTTACCTTTTGGTTATGTTCTTTACGAGGTGAAGTATGACAGTTGAAATATCTACCGACGATATAATCGACAGCTCAGAGAATGCATGGAAACTGCTCGAAGCCGCTATCATATATCTTGCAGAAGACTCGGGAGCTGATCCTTATTCTGTGCAGAAAGTTGTAGAGATTCTTCTCACCAACGGCACAAAATAATTTGCAACTTGCTCATTATTTTGTGTACAACCACACCATTACAATTTACAATTATTACAGATTGATGGTAATTAGTTACTTACCTCAAAAAGCAACAAAGGGAGAAATACCATGTCGAAGTCAAAGAACGTCGCCGAAGTTGAAGTCATCGAGTCCACCAACGAAGTGGTTGCTGTGGAAACTCCCACCGCCAACCGTAAAGCAGACGGCGATCGAAGATCGTCTGTATGAGGTGGTCCCCTCAGAGACGGAAATCAAGTTCCGTGGTAAGCAACGTCAGCAGACGTATGATGCTCTCAAGAGCAGCCCTCAGCCGCTCAACATAAAGGACACATCAGCCATCGCCGCCGAACTCGGACTGACGGCCAAAGGTGGAGTCGAGCCCTCCGTCCGCTACCACATCCATCACCTCGCTAAGGACGGATTCGTCCTCTGCACGAATCCCACCTTCATTCTCTCGTAACGCGCCACCCGCGGACCGTCGCTCAAACCAGAGCGACGGTTCTTTTTTTGCGTTTCATTTCAGTAACCGCTGTCCACAATCCTTAAGAGGTGACGCCTGGGACAGATGTTTCCGCCGCCCTCAGGGCCCCCTAAAGAGCTCACGTACCGGGCCCGGCCTCTCTACAGAAACCCCCCTAGTTTTGGGGGCACACCTTCAGTACTTCTTCTTTAAGAAACTCTATAACAGAATCTTTCCACGTCTCAGACGTATGCCGAGACGCGGTAAACAAAATAAGTAATTTGGAGAACTTACTTATAAAATCGTGTGCCTGCCAACCATTCACTCCATCACCTCCATGAGTTCATCCTTAGTAAACTGGAAAGACCGCCGAATAAACTCTTTGATTATCTGCTCTTGATCCTCAGCGCTGAAATTTCCAATATAGTAAGGCATAAGAACATGAGAGAAAATCCCCTCACCACTAGAGAGCCCACTGTAGTCATGGCATTCCTCGACCGTACCAGTGATGAACACAAAGATAAACACCCTAGGGTGGCGCTCGGCAAATGAACGAATCTTCTCTACGGGCGCGTTCCTCAGGATTGAGTATTCGATAGTGTGTTTCGGTAGGGGGTCTAAATCTTATAGCTTTAACTTCTATCTGTCTCATCACAACTCCACTGTAATGCTGATATCGATCTTTTCTGCAATTGGTTCCCAACCAAACCCCGCAAAGAATCTCTCATAAGTCTGACAACTCATCTCAAGATGCATAGGAACCACCCCAAGTCTTCTCTGTTCTGAGGTAGGCTCATCTGCCACCACTTTGATTTGAGGAGCAACGAAGTCTAAGTGTTTTGAAACCATCTTCACTAGAGCGTCTATCCCATCAGGTTCAGTAGGAATCCTCACGTCACTCTGAAGCAATTCCATGATTGCCTCCTGTAGCGAAGTCTTTAGCTTCTCTAGTTCTACGCTTTCCTCATCAGTCATTTAGCGACCTCTCTCTTCCCACTGTGGAAGTTCGCGAAGTCTTTTCCTCTCCCGTCTAATCTTCCAGAGATCGGCAGCCCATCTCGAGGCTCTCTCAAACAAGCACCCACAAGAAAAAGCAAGTACATAGCCATGCCAATTCATATCGCCCTAAACCTCCTCGGTCTACGTTTGTTAGTCTTACGCTTCCTAAGCCACATCTTTACCTGAATGAAGTGCAGTTTGATAAAGACTGGCCTCATGTAGGCTCCGTACCAATCATTCTGATAATCACCTATAATCTTCGAGTATAGGCCTCTATCTTCTATTATTTCAACAGTAGCCCGAGGACCGTCTTTATCTTCACCGAACAGTACGCGTCGTGGAATACCGAGAGCGGCTACTATTTGATGCTGAAATGTTTCCATTAGGTCAGACACAGGCTTAATGGAGTTCCAAAGTGCCTTGTCTGCCTCGTTATCATGAGCGTGAAGGTCGTGATCTATCACCCCAACACCTCATTCAGTTTCTCATGAAGTCTTTTCCACCACGACTTCTTCTTAATCGGCGGTGGCATCTTAGGCCAAAGATACTCATAAGTCGTTGGAACCTCGTACTCCACCTCTCTCATTATAATTAGTCTAGTTCCCATAGTCTTCTGTTCCCAAGCTACTCGACAAATTCTGTCAAAGTAACGAGGGTGACTAGGTCTGATTTTGATACCATATGGAATAGAGTCAAAATCTACCTCAGCTAAGGCATCCACTTCTAGAATTCTGTCTTTAAAGTAACCCTCAGTTCCGATCATCGCCTTCCTCTCTTCAGTCGACTCTTCAACACCGCCTTGCGTATGTACTCTCGGTGTTCCTCGCAGTACGTGTAACCATTAGCCCAGCAACCACAAGTCACGCAAAGGCCTCTACTTTTGTTAAAGTTGTAGGCCACTCTACGGGCAACAGTCTCTGGTTTAGTGGAGTAGATTCTCACTTCGCGACCTTTCCCTTCCCTACGCAGAATATACAAACCTTCTTAACTATCTCTCCCCTGTACGCGCATGATATAGTACCTACGCCTGCGCACGCCGTGCAGATCTTTTGCTCGCTCATTCTTTTATCTCCATCATAACCCTTAGTGTCTCAACTATTCCAATAATGAGAACATTACCCTCTCTGGTCTTTGGGATAAGCGGTAATAGTATATTCAGAATCCTGTAGCACATAAGCATACGGATACTATTCACTATAGATTTTAAACTTGCCTTCACTTCGCCTCCATCTTCTTAGTCAACCACGACCTAACCAACTCACAAGCCTTGTCAACGTCGACTATAACTAGTTTATTCTTCAGATATGCTGGATGACTAGTAACCTCAAGAGTAATCATAGGATCTCTATTACCATTCTCATGCTGAAATAGGGTAATCTTACGTTTCTCCATATATCTATTATATCCTGTGTATACTGAGTTGTACACTGCTTTTTTTCTAAACTGTTGCCCGTATTAAGCGTGCAACAAATAAAACGTACTTTAGAACGTCCTTAGTGTATGATTTAAATATAAACCGGTAAGGTACGACCGTACCAAGCCTCGACCAATCTTCTGATTTAGATGGTCTTCGCGATATGTCATCCAGGACTTAAACTGGAGCTTAAATCAGATTAGAGCGGAGGCAGGCATGCAACTAGACGATACGTCTCTTAAGTTAATTGCTGTTGGTCATTACTACCCGACGTTTTTAGAGCTTCAGAAACTGGCCGACGAGTTGCTCTATCGTAGAAACTGCTTTCAACTTACGGTGTGTAGATCCCGTCTTTCAAGTGAAACAGAAACAGAGTACATCGGCAGTACTCTAGCTCAAGCTTAAGTTTATACGTAGGGGTACCAGAGTGCCTCATTAAAGACACGGTAGTTCCAGACGTGTTAGATAGATCAATCTATCACAGAGGCTCTGGTACCCCTACTTATAAGGCAGGAGAGTAAATGGACGCGTGTCTTCTAACATCTGAAGAAGTAGGTCAGTTAGTTCACTATGGCCTTGATCCAAATCACGACAATCATGTTCATGTTCCTGTAGATCAAGCCATTAAGGGCATACAGGACGAAGAGTATGATCTAATTCGCGGTAATCACGGTAGGAACTATCTTACCGTGGCTAAGACGCACTTTCTCAAACGCACACCATCTGGGGGACGCGGTGGTATAGACATTGTTCAGAGGGTTTTAAGCAACCACATCAAGTGCTTAAAACCTCTCAAGTAGGAGGTTTCGTGGCTAATCCAAACTGGTACAAAGGTATGCCTGATCCTAACTATAACAGGAAAACAGCCAACTTTAAGAATGACCCAGTTAAGAGGACTGCTAAGAAACTTCTCAGTCAAGCCTACGCTGAGGCTCTATCGAAGCCTGTTTCTGAGGATCTTCGCCAAAAGTTTGGTCTCGATGAGGGAACTCATTTGATGGCTGATGTTATTGCTCGTCAAGTAGTCTTACACTCCATCGGTGAAGTTAAGGACGACGCAATCTCTCATCGGTCAATCACTGAACTCCGTGAGACTACTGAGGGTAAGACGGCTGAGAAGATCATCGCCGCTGGTACCAATTCAGAACTCGCCGCTCTGGCGCAGATTATGAATGGTAACCCTGCTCCTCCTGATGGTCAAGAGGCCGACCCAGAGGACGCTCAGACTGAAGATGCTGAGAATGATTTCCACGAGGATCATTCCCACGAAGAGGAGTAACGCGTGTCAATCTTTAAGCCGTTCGGGTACAAAGCGCATAACTTCATCAAGCGCAATCCGGCGGAAGATAAGAAGTATACGTTGCTCGAAGGAAGTGTTCGTAGCTCTAAGACCTTCGCCGTTGATGCTAAGCTAATTCTGAAGCTTTGCGCCTACGATGTACAAGGCAAGCGGGTCATCTGCGGAGCTACTAAGCAGACTGTCTACAAGAACATGCTGCTGGACATCTTCCAGGTAGTCGGTAAAAAGAACTACTCTTACAACCGAGCATCTGGTGAACTTTGGTTATTCGGGGTTCAGTGGTTTATTATCGGCGCTAGGGATGAAGCTAGTTACAAGAACATCCTCGGTATGACGATCGGCATCGCAATCTGTGATGAGTGGACAGAATTTCCTAGAAGCTTTACAATGCAGTTGTTTCTTAGAATGTCCCCTGCCGGAGCGAGACTATATGCCACCACGAACCCAGGTACTCCTCAACACTATCTGTTTACTGAGGTTCTACATAACTCGGCGTTTGAGCCCGATCTTGAGGTCATTCACTTTACTCTAGAGGACAACCCCAATATTGAGCCCACCACTAAGAAGCAGATTATTGCTTCTCAGAAAGGTGTTTACTATCAGCGTTACATCCTAGGCCTTTGGGTGGTTGCTGAAGGGGCTATCTATAAGGATTCTTGGTCTGAGGATCTAGTGTATACGCATAACCTCAATGAATCGAGGTTCAATGAGGCTACCGGACAGGAACTCCGCAAGAGACCGCTTAGTCTTTATGGTGCTGGAGGTTATACTAACCACATCATATCTGTTGATTACGGAACTCATAATCCGTGTGTATTCCTCGAGTTCTTTGACGATGGTGATACTGCGTGGATGGATAGGGAGTATTGCTGGGACTCGGTAAAAGAGATGAGGCAGAAAACAGACGGTGAGTATGCCGATGATCTCGAGGAGTTCATGAGAAACTCTAGAGTTCTGGGAATCAACAACCCCAAGATCATAGTCGATCCTAGTGCTGCTAGTTTCAAGCTTGAACTCATAAAGCGTGGACTATGGGTAGTCGATGCTGATAATGACGTTCTTGAGGGTATTCACCGTGTTTCTGAGGTGATGGCCTGTAAGGCTCTTAGAGTTGAAGAAGGTTGTGTTAACGAGCGCAGAGAGTGTGGTCTCTACTCTTGGGATAAGAAGAAAACTGAAAAGGGTGATGAACAGCCTCTTAAAGTTAATGATCACACACAAGATGCGAAGCGGTACGCGATACGGGAGTTATTCCCTGATTGGCGAATGGTGAGTACTCTAACTTTAGCGGCATAGGACACTTTCAATGAAACTCATCTCAATTTGTCTTCTCTTCGTGATCTCCTTATCAGCTAAGGCTCAACACGTCAGTAGTTGTTCTGTTATGTTTCAAACCGCCAGTAAAGTAGCTTTTGATCTAGAGGCCGCTTATACCGACACTCTGGACCCTGGCGCTGCTATTCGTAATAGTCTAGATGAGGAAGCTCGAGCCTACTTCGACGCTGGATCCGACGTTTTTTACTCATCTGGTGATTCAAAGATGATCGACAACCTATGCTCTACTAACAATCTGGTCTCATTGAACCGCGTAATTACTGAGTATAAAGCCAAGGCTGTTGACGTTAGGGATTCAGTGAAACACAGAGATTCTGTAAGTGCGGCTCAAACGTGGTTAAACCACCATCAAAATTAAGGAGCAATCATGGCAATTCCTTGGGGAAACTCAGCACTTAAGCAAGCAGACGACGCCGCTCTTCCGCTGAGCCAAGAGCCCTCCTTCATGTCTGGTAAGAAGCACGGTTACGGAGTAGGTACTTCCCGTGACATCGGCAAGCCTTACCCCGCGGAGGAGAAGAAGACGGCTGGAGATGAGATGGTCGAAGACGCTCATCCGATCAAGCCTTTTCATGATGTTCTCCGTAGTGAGGGTTTCAAACCTCATCATAGCGAGCGGCAGGGTGATGTTCGCGTGAACCACTACACCAAGCCCAATCCCGGTGGTGGTGAAGAGACTGTTGAACTCCACCACAATCAAGGTCGTGGCCCTGAGTTTGGTTCGACTAACTCCGTCACTAAGTCTGGTGATCCTGAGGGTACAGCTCCTCGCGTCAATAACAGCCCTGAGAAGCTTCATCGCAATATTCATGCTCAGTCGTACCGTGCTCCTGAGGGCGGAGTTGCTCCTAAGATGAAGCCTGGTGAAGTACGGGAGTACGCGAAAAAGATCAAGGAGTAACCATGGCAATCAACTCTGGTAGTTCTGCTCTGAACGACTCTGGTGAGTTTGAGCACTTGGCACTACCTTTTCATACTGCCTCGCACATGCCTGCCACGGATGGCGGACTGCCGGGTTCGCCTTTCTACAAGCAAGGAATGAACCCGAAGAGCTCTATTGTTAGCAACGTAATGGACGCTGAAGACTCTTTAGGCCCGACCGGTAAGAGGTTTACTGAGTCTCTGCATGAACGTAAGAACAACGGCAAGTTTGAAGAGTCGAGCAACAAGAAGAAGCCCGAACGGAACTAAATAGCTAACGCTATAGAGAGGAAGTTTACTACAATGGCTCCACGTAAAACTACTAAGACAAAACTGTCAAGTGGACCTAAGGGGCCTAAGGTAAAGAGACTTCCTAAGAATGATGATGACAACTATATCCGTCAGATGGGTAAGATCCAGACTGACTCATATAGTAACCCGGCCGCTCGGCTAGGTAACGGGACGCCTAACTTAGCTCAGTCTGGTAACTATCCTCTTATTCGTCTCACAGAGGATTACCCACTCATTCTGAGTCTATATCGTAGCTCATGGGTCATCCGCAAAGTTATTGATCAGATTGCTGAGGATGTCTACAAGTCTTTCCCGATTCTAGACATTGAGCTTCCTCCTGAGCAAATCAATGCCTTTAACAAAGTCGTCAAAGAAACGATGACCCTGTCTAAGCTTCGCACTTCTCGTAAGTGGGGAAGACTGTTTGGTGGTGCTGCGGCTATCATCGTGATTGATGGTCATGATGATTTGATGCAACCTCTCAAGCTTGAGGATATTGAACTCGGTGCCTATAAGGGTCTTATCCCCCTCGATCGTTGGTCAGGTATTATCCCTGGTCCTCAGATCAACAGTAACATTAATGACCCTCGTAGTTTCGGACTCCCAACCTACTATAACGCCATCATGGATGCGGGAAATGTTAACATACATCATAGCCGTATTCTCCGCTTTGTTGGTCGTGAACTTCCACAATGGGAAGTACAGGTAGAGCTTTATTGGGGAATGTCTGAAGTAGAGATCGTGTTTGACGAGCTGCGTAAGAGAGATTACAGTTCTTGGAACATCGTATCTCTTCTGACTAGAGCTCAGATCCTCAGCATCACAGAACCTCAACTATCTACGCTGATGTCTGGTGCCGGCGGTACGAACAAAGCTTATATGAACTTTGCTCAGCGTATGGAGCAGATAAGCCAACTCTTGAACAACCAAGGTTTGCTGGTTCTTGGTAAGGACGGTCAACTTAACCAGACCGCTTATGGTTTTGGTGGCATCTCTGAGATGTATCATGAGTTTATGAAGGATCTGTCTGCTGCTTGTGAGATTCCTTATGAACTCATCTTCGGTCGTGAGGGTGGACTTAGCAATACTGGTGAGTCTGGTCTTCAGCTATATTACGACAAGATCGAACAGAAGAGAACGTCTGACGACGGACAGATTATCGATACTCTGATGCCAATCATCGCTCAGAGTACTTGGGGTTTTGTTCCTGATGACATGGACTATCATTGGGCGCCGACGCGCACTATGACGGAACGTGAAATGATGGACATGGCCACGGTGACAACCAACACCGTGGTCCAAGCTTTCAACTCGGATCTCATTACTAAGCAGCAGGCCGTACTCGAGCTTTCTCAAGCCAGTAAGAGAAACGGGATGTTTACGAACATCACGGTTGA